AGCTCGGGGAACGGGAGAAGGCCGTCGTAACCTCCCTCCGTGATCCATACGCCGAAATCGGTGTAGGCGTCCTTGCCGTCTATGTATAACTCACCCCTCATAAGATCACCACGGTATTATCCTTGTTTATCTCAACCTCTCCCCCGATATTCACCAGCAGGATCACGGCGTAGTCGCTCGCCACGACCCTAGCCTTGCCGCCGTGCATGAGGATCACCTTGTGAACACGCTCGTTATCGTCTATCGTTATCACCGCATCCGTATCACCTATCACGGCGATATTGCCGGGATTGGTTACGTACACGTGGCCGGAGTCAACGTACACCCCGTAGGGCATCACGTGACCGGCCATGCCACGGAACATGTCTAGCGACGGGAAATCATTCTCCGCGCAAAACTCACGCCCCTGCGGGCTGAAGAACAGCCACACGAGGCTTCTCCAGTCCGTCACCCCGTTAGAACCACTGCACGCCCCGAGCGAGAGGGCCGATTTGATTATGTCGTTAACCGTCTCCATCATTATCTTGATCTCATTAATATCCCCTTGTCGTTAATAGTCTTTATACCGGAGGCCGCCGACTTGGTATTCGCCTCTATCTTCTCGGATAGGGCCTCTATACGTCCGGAGATCTCCGCTACCTTGGCCGTGTTCTCCGACACCTTCCCGGACAGGTCCTTGATCGCCTCCACGTTCTTCCAGCCCCTTGTCTGGAGGTCGTAGATGAAGCGCATCTGGTCGGCTATACCCGTCACTTGCACCAACGTCCTATCTAAAAATATAAGTTGGGTCGACATCTTACCGTCTATGATGTCCGCGGAGTCCTGGGAGATGGAGCCAACGCCCTTGGACGAGGCCGTACGCCCGTCGTCCTCCTCTACCGCATTACCGGTATTGAAATATTTGTCGGCCCAACCAAACTTACGGTCGAGGTCGTCGGCCAGCTCCTGCGCCTTCCGATCCAGATAATCCTGTTCCCAGTCGCTGATATAATCGTCGGACCAGAACTCGAGCAGCTTCTCCCGGATCTCTTTCATGGGATCGGATGCGGCGGCCTTGATCGACTCCGTGACCATGTTCCTTATCATCTTCCTCACGAGATCCTTGGCCGATCGCGCCTTGTCCTCCCCGGCGGCCCACGCGTCGGCGTAAGCGTTGGCGAAATCGTCGATCGCCGATTTTATGTCACTACCGAAAATGGCGTCCTTGCCGGCCTCCTTATTATCCGCTATGGTGTTATTGATCTCGTCTATCTGGTCCCGCCACTCCTTGATGCGGTCATTGTCGGTTTTCTTCTTGTCCTCCTCCTCCTTGATCTGGTTTTGGATAAGCACTTTTTGCTGTTCCAATAGCTTATTCTGCTGGTCGATAAGCTTGGAGGCATCCTTGGAATAGGCTTTCTCGATGGACCTGCCCAGCTTATCGTACGACTTGTCCAACGTGTCGATCTGATCCTGCAAACGCTGGATACGACTCTCGTTCTTCTTGTCATGGATCTTGGCGATAGAGGAGGCAAGGGATGTGACCACCCCGATAGCAGCACCGGCAGACGCACCGATCGGCCCGAACATCGCACCGGCTTTCGCCCCGTCCATGGCGGAATTGACCGCGTCCATGG